CTACTTGGTATTATAGTCTTTACTCAGGTAGCTCCAGTATTCTTAGATGTACCTACTGTTATACCTACAATAATTAAAGGTTCAAGTTTCTTAGGATTTGATATTACACCAGACAAGATAGAATATATAACTGTTAAAGGTATGTTGAAATTAGATGAAGTATTTAAGTGGACTACTATCATAGTAGAGTTCTACTTCGGAGCACAACTAGCAAAAGGATAAGGAATATGACATATAGAGAAATTATAAATTCAGTATTACGTAGGCTAAGAGAAGACACTATAACTTCAGATTGGTCAGGTAATCTATATGATTCAGTTACTGTTACTGACTATCAGAAATTAATAGGTGAGTTAGTAAATGACTCTAAGAAGAACGTAGAGGCTTATCACGATTGGAATGCTCTGAGAGAGACATTCAATGTTAAACTTAAAGATGGTAATATGCAATATACTCTAGGTGATGCTACTAGAGGTGCAGGTGTTACATTTAAAGTATTAGATGTTATAAATCAAAACAGTGGACAGGTATTAGAACAAGTACCTAATGATTGGCTCAATGAGCAAGTATATCCATTGAGTAGTGTAAGTACAGGTGCTCCTACTAAGTATGCTTTTAATGGTATATCTCAAGCCAGTACAACTAGAGAGCCTGACTTCAACGTAGACTTTTATCCTGTGCCTGATTCTTCAGTAGCTAATAATATAGTATCAGTAAATATAGTAGGTGCTCAGAAAGAATTACTGACAGCAGCACAAGTATTGAGAGTCCCTTCACAACCAGTTATTCTCGGAGCTTGGGCTAGAGCTATAGCTGAGAGAGGTGAAGATGGAGGTTCAGTATCTAGTATAGTTGCATCAGAAGCTAAGGATGCACTTAATATAGCTGTTCAATTAGATGCTGGTAATATGGAATATGAAAGAGACTGGACGGTAGTTTAATATGCCTACTAAGCCTATACAAGCTGTATCATTAGATACCATAGGTGTTAATGGTATAGATACACAGACTAACCCTACTGCTCTAGGACCTACTTGGTTCACTAAAGCAGACAATATAGTATATACTGAAGGTGGTAAAGTAGCTTTCAGGAAAGGTCTGAAACAAGGGACGTTAGATGCAGGAGCTAAGATAGGTGCTCTACACGAACATTATGACGGTACTGACTACGTAATATTTACTACTTCAGGTTCTGACATATATGAATTAGACCTATCAGATAAAGATGATGCTTTCACTAACGATTATGATACGTCTTCTTCAGGTAATGTGTCTGACTGGCAGTTTCAGAATTTTAATAATGACTGTATCGCTATGCAATCAGGTGAAGAATTACTTCGTTATGAGTCTAGCACTTGGGGTAAACTTAAAGATACTTCAGGATACACAGCACCTAGTGGAGTAACTACATTCGACCCTTCTTGTGGTCTAGGTTTCTATGGTAGATTCTGGGCAGGAGGTATCTCTGAAGAGAACGATGTATTATATTACTCTAAGTTATTAGAAGTACATAAATGGGGTAGTGGTGATGGTGGTTATATAGACCTTAAGTCTGTGTGGGGTTTCGACTCTATAGTAGCTATACATTCCTTCGCAGGTAAGTTAGTTATCTTTGGTCGGGAGAATATAGTAATATATAATAATCCTGATGTTATAGGTGATATAGTTCTAGATGAAGTAATTAGAGGTATAGGTTGTGTATCTAGAGATTCGATACAATCAATAGGAGATGACTTATTCTTCTTATCTGATACAGGTGTTAGGTCTCTATTTAGAACTACTCAACAAGATAAACTACCATTAACAGAGAAATCAATTACTGTTACAGATGAGTTAGTAGGTCATATAAGTAATTCCACTAATGTAAAGAGTGCTTACCTACAGAATGAAGGTATCTATATATTATCTTTCGTAGATAGAGATGTTAATTATGTATTCGATATTAAGTTCAATACTGAGAGAGAGACTCCTCGTATAACTAAATGGGATTTTAGGGATGATAGGAATCCTGCTAGTCTAGCATACACACAAAGTTATGGTCTATTAGTAGGACAACAGTCAGGTAGAGTAGCTACTTATGAAGGTTATTATGATGTAGATTATAGTGGTTCTAGTGTATATACTTACACTTCCTATAGTAGTAACTTCTCTACTGTATGGATTGATTTAGGAAAAGGAACTTCTTCCTCTATATTGAAGAGATTAATTATGGTAGTATCAGGAGGACAAGGAACAGATGTAGGTCTAAGGATGTATGGTGATTTCGATATGACTCCTAAACTATCTCATACATTTAAACTTAATCCTCCTCTGAGTGGAGAACCTTCTTATTGGGGAGCAGATAAATATCCTTCTAGTGCAACGACACCAGCTTGGAGCGATTATAAATATCAACCTATACACGGTCTAAGAGAGACATCTATACCCTTAAGTAGTTCAGCTAAATATGTTAGGTTTGAATGGGATGCAGTAACTAAAGGATATAAGGCTTCACTACAATCAATATCATTATTATTTAAACAAGGTAAAACATTATGAGTAATTATACAATAGCAGTTGGATGGTCAGGAAAGGATGCACTATCGGATACAGACCCCGGTAAGGTAATATCAGGAGATGACTTCGATACTGAATTTACAGCAGTAAGGACAGCAGTTAATTCTAAAGCAGATGCTAATGGTTCTTCTTCCGAGAACTTCGTATGTAATCTATTGACTGCTACTACAGGTACGGTAGGTGGAGAAGAGATAGTTACATTAGACTCTCCCCAAACATTTACTAAGGCACATCCTACAGCATCAGAGACAGTGACATTAGCTTCTACTCAGACAGCTAATCTACTCAATGCTAAATTATTTATAGTTAGTGTACAAGGTAATTATACTCTGAATGTATCTAATATGACATCAGGAGTAGAGGCTACTTTTTTAGTGAAGAATACAGGAGCTTACGATATTACATTCAGTACAGATTTTAGTTTCGTGGGTGGTAATAATCCTACTATTACTTCAGGTAGTGGTAAGGTAGATTTAATTAGGTGTGTATCTGATGGTACTAAGATGTACTGTAACATAGCACAGAACTTAACTTAAAAAAACAAGGATAAGGTATGAATTGGATTGGAGTAGGTAATAATAATATATTTGGAATAGGCGGAGGATACCCATACCAAGGTGGCGGTCAAGGTACTGGTGGCTATGGGGGCGGAGGGTTACAAGATTCTGCTCTAAGAGAATATCCTAAATATATAGAGCCGGGGGCTAGAGAACCTTGGAGTATGAATGCTGGTGCTCAATCTCAACCTTACCCTACTTTTAATACTTGGGGTGCACCTACTGCATATAATCCTTATACTGGTTTCAATAATACTACTGGATTTAATCCTAATATATTTGGAGGTACACCACCTCCTAACTATGGAACATATCCTAATAATACTTCTTGGTGGCAACAACAGCAACCACAACAAAGCACAGCTCCAGTAGGAACACCTGCACCTGTTGATACATCAAGACCGGGATATAATGATACTGATGGAACTCCTAGTGGTTATACAGATGCCACTGCTTCATCAAAACTCAGTTCTACTTACTTAAATAAACTTGATGATTATAATAAATATAGCCCAGAACAGTGGAATAATTTAGACCCTAATATAAAAGCTAATGTGCTTAATAAAGGTGCTAGAAGGGCTTTTTTAGAAGGAGACACTTCTGCTGCAATTAGAATGGATGCTTCTAGTCAACGTACAAGGAAAGGTGAAGGAGATTTTGGTGGATTCTTTAAACCTTACACTCCGACTATTAATTTTCCGGGACACCCTACTGAAACACCTTGGGGTCCTACTCCTGATTCTCAAAGATTAGAAGAACTTATAGGTATAGGTAAGAATATAATAGACCCTAGTAATAGTATACTAGGAAATATAATCGGAATGATGACAGGTGGCGGAACACAACAAAATGGGGCATATGAACCTTGGGTAAAGAATCCTAATATAGATTATAATGCTCCTTTAAACCCTACTGCACAACAATTAGCAGGAACAAATTATAACTGGACAGATAATAAGCTTGTCAACGATAACATATTCTCATCAAATACACAAGCACAAGCACCAGTTCCTTCCTACTATAATCCTTTATTTGATAGTAAAGGATATACACCTAATGTACCTATTAGCGAGGATTTAGAGTATTTAGCTTTAAACCCATACTCTCCTATAGTAGATAAAAAAGTTGTGAGCAATGTTTCGCCTACACAGCTTAGTTTTACGCCAATTAATAATGGTGAGAATGATGGTAATTCTAGTGGTGGCGGTGGTGGAGGTGGCTTCACTTATTCTAGCGATATATCTGATACTGACGATATGGGTTATGGATTATAATATAATGGAGATAAGATAATGGCAGGATTATTAGATACTGTAACAGGAGCATTGACAGGAGGTAATGTTTGGGGTTCTTTAATAGGAGGAGCTATAAATGCTTGGCAGTCTGGAAAAGAATCAGATAAAAATGTAGCCTCAGCACAAGCCTATAGAGACGATTTAAAAAGTGCTACTAGACCTATATCAGTATATGGTCCTATGGCTGGAGCTACGTATGATGACGAGACAAG